CAATAGTAAACGTTGCCGGAGTCCCTGCACCGTACAGCCGCATGCCATAAACGGTGGTGGCAAAGCCGACCTGCACATAATTGACCGAGTCAAGGTTATAGACGACGCACAGCCCCTCTGTTCCGATATCTCCAAATGCTGGGCCAGCGGTCTCTTCCGATGTGCCCACGCTCAGCGTTACATCGTAAACCAATGCCCCTGTCATCGTCATCAAGATTTGAGGCGGCGTGAACTCATGCTTTAGAACACCTTTGAGTAGCCGAACGGACTGGTTTACTTTAATTTCATCAGCCATGTTTTTAGCTCAGTGGCAAAGAGGAGAACGCCTTGGTTTCGTACACAGTAAATGAACCATATACGGCCGTGGCTGGTGTAGGATTTGAAAGCACAGCCCCCGATCCATTCAGCGGAACTGGTGCTGCTGGAAGCTCATCATCGCCATCGTTCCTGATGTTCGAGATTACACCAGCGATGTTTTCTCGAAAGCCCGCATCCAGCGGTTCCAGCAACCAACCGTTTTTCTCAAGATGGATTGAAAACACCACAGTGCGAAACGCTACCCCGTTGCGTGTCTGTACCTCGCTGACCGTCACGGCCTGCATCTTCGCTTTGCCTGCGGCGATTGAAACACCATCTACCGTGAATGTGTCTGAGTTCACCGCGTCCTGATATGTCAAAATCCATGTTGGGACTGTCGTCAGATTCTTCGTCACCGTCACGACTCGCCGGGAATCGTCCATCATGTATGGAGGATCAAACGGATCTCCAGCACTATTGACAATCGCGTTGCCGGTCTGGTCTACGATTGCCGGTCGCTGGAACTGCTCTGAATTCCATGTGATAAATACAGGGTCGGATGTTGGCGTTTCTGACAGCTCGCGTTCACTTGAGTATTCCGCCGTGACCGTCCAGCCTTTCCAGTCTTCGGTATTCTCCACACTTAGCGTCGTGCACCATGCCCCAGAATCTTCTGGATGCGTCGCGCCGATCGCCGGAAGGTTTGTGTCGCTACCAACCGCATACGGTCCATCGGATCGTGACGTGGTTTCGAGCCGAAATTGTCGCGAGTAGCTCCGCATTCCCTTGCTGTTGGTTGCTTTGCGACCGCTTCCGATTTCTTCTTTAAAAATTACGCTCATGGATTTACCGCCCCCATCGCCAATATCATTTGCGGCTTATTTGTTTTGATGGCTTTAACGACGGCTGCCGCACCTTTTTCTGTGGCCTTCACAACGGGATCTTTCCCGCGATTCAACATAGCCGCAAAGATCGTGGAAAATGCCTCCTGAGATCCTTTCTGCATTGCTCCGGCAAGCCGTGGCTCTTCTTGCTTTTGCTTGTTCTTTTCCCAGTCAGGCGAGCCAAACCAGTTCTCGAACATTCCGCCGAGGGCTCCCGCTTGAATCTTTGCACGGTCTGCGATTCCCTGAGCACCCATTTTTGCACCGGCAAACTTGCCCTGCAGTTTTTCGAATAGGCTTGTGGCCGCTTCTGCTGTCGTCCTCGGAACTTCGCGATCCATCCACTTCCGGTTAAACCCCGGATTCGCTGCGCCTGGTTTCGTCATGTCATTTTGGGCACCAGCATTTGCCAGTTTGCCCATAAGGGCATTGAGTCGCCCCTGTGCGTCTGCCAAGTTCTGCGGCTTGCCCTCCGGCCTGAGATCGTTGATATTCACCCCAGCGAACGGGTTTAGCAATGCAGACCAGTCAATCTCACTCACCTGATCGATCATGCTGTTCAGCATGTCTGACCAGTGAAGCTTGATTGTTTCCATGCCAACATCGAATGAGGCTACGATCACATCACCGAGGAACTTCCAGCGTGCGTCCCCGAGCGCATTGAACGCAGCTAAAATCTTATTTGCTTCGCTGACAATTTCGGTCAGTTTCGGCAACACCATCTGACCTAAATCTCTCCCAATCGTTTTGAAGTTGTCCATGAGCGTCGATGTTTGCCCTTCAAACGTCTTGCTCATGTCCTGCATCATGCCCGCGAACGCACCGCCCTCCGATGTCATCGCCTTTAACGCACGCTCAAGATGCCCAAAGTTGACCTGCCCTTTTTCGACAGCGTCACGAACATTGCCAAACTCTTTAGCCAGTTCAGCAGTAACATTTATTCCCCGTCCCTGCAATTGGTTTATGTCCTCCATAAACAGCCGCCCCTGAATTCGGGCTTTGCCATACAGCTCGGCAAGTTCCGTAAGTGGAATACCCATGCCTGCCGACAAGTCACCCAGCGTCTGCAGTTCACTGATGACAGTTCCAGCATTTCCGCCAAACGCAATCAACTGTTTCGCGGCTTGAGTAATCTCCATCGATTCGAACGGTGTATCCGCTGCAAACTTATTGATATCCGCCATGACAGCCGTGGCAGACTCCGCTGAACCTGTCAGCACTTTGAACTGGACGGCCGCCGTTTCCGCCGTTGCGGCGAGATTCACCGTTTCTTTCGCAAGGCCGAAAATGCCTGTGACTGCACTTTTGCCGATGTCATACATCGCCAGCCCAGAAACGATCTTGCCAACGTCCGCGACGAAAGAGCGTGCCTCGCCTCGTGCGTTTTGCAAACCGCTTTGAAACTTGCGACCGTCGATTCCCAGCCGTGTTACGAGATCGCCAGCAATGACAGCCATCAGGTTTTCCTTGCTCCTATCGCCTCCAATGCCGCAATCGCAACATCATCATCGACAGGCTTGTCCTTTTTGCTTTCGATCCACCACGCAAACGCTGCTGGGCTCACGTTTTCCTGCCCAAGAAATCCCGCAATCATCATTGCCAGCCGAGTCATGATTTCGTTCGTTCCGCGACTTCCGATCGGCTCGATTAAATCCTTTGCACACCACTCGTCGAACTGAGCGTGCGTCATTCGATCCATCATTCCATCAACGTCTGTTGTGTGCTCGACAAATTCAGCCAGCCGAAGTGCCGTTAGCCTTCGATGGCTTCTTCTGAGTTTTTTGTGAGGGTCTCCAAATCCTGCCCAGTAAATCCGGACAGTTCGATAGACACGTTAAACAGTCTTTCAACGACATCTCCGCGACGTTGCCCCAGAGCTGCAATCTGATCTATGGTAAAAAGCTTTACTCCGTCATCACTGCGGCAGCATTCGACGACGATTCTCTCCCGAATTTCCTTTTTTTGCGTTGCCTTTTGAGCCTTTGACAACCGCGATTGCCGGTCATCGAATTCCGTCCGCTCGCGAGGTGTCATTCCCCAAACCGGGATGACTTTACCCTCTCCGAGTTCCGGAACAGGAACGTCAATTTTTTGGCGTTCCAGTGCTGGTGATGTCAAAAATTCCTCTGCTGAAACAACAGCCCGCGTCACTCGTCATCCTCCTCGTTTTCGTTTTCTTCTTCATCATCTTCAGACATGCCTTTGCCGCTCAAAAGCCGGTCCATAGCTGCCTTAGCTGCCGCAATCTCTGATTCCGTGCGATTGCACGCCAGGCGGCACTCGTCATCCTCTGGCGTTGCTAAGCCGTTCTGAACCAAAGCCACACAATTCGCCAATGGAAATTCATCGTGGCAGATTAACGTGCCTGCCGAAATGATTTTCTTTCCGCTCTCGGTCGTCGTCACGTACTTCGGAAAGCAGTTCACATCAGCATCAATGTTTCGACTCGTTCTACACTTCACAGCGTCACCTCATCAGGTAGGCAATACAGGGCACCCGGAATGCTTCAGCGTCACGCTTGCTGCTAGTCCATCCGACGCCTCGCCAGTGATCGAAAAGCCAACGCCGGCCGCCACGAGTGTCATTTCCGTAGATGCCGTGTTTGCGAATACGATTTTCCAGTTGGTCTTATTGGCTGTTCCGTTGGTATTCAAACAGGCTGATGTCACAAGATCGTGGATATCCTGATGTCCTGCCAGAGCTGGATCGTGCAGCAGCTCGAATGTGGTTGAGCCGCCCTCAACATACCCGGTCGGGTCGTATTCGACTCCGGCCGTTCCGTCCAGCGTCCGGCTGTCATACGTTTCTGTTTCCAGACCATCGACGCCGAACGATCGAACCTGAGCCACTGGCGTATATGTCGTGCCAGATGCTAACGACAGGACAGTTCCTTTTACTTTCAACTTTGCCATTTTTCAGGCTCCTTTAAGTGTTGTAATGGATCGTAAGATCCAGAGTGACCACGAACACGCCAACATCTGAGCCATCTTGAGGAGGCTCATAATCGTCTGATTCATCATTCATTAAAACAGCCCCGATTGTGAAGCTGCCCGCTGTTCCGCTGTAGTCGTCGATGAATACTCTCACAGCGTTTGCTAAGCTCTCGGCCTGTACAGATGACTTGGCTTTGCAATCAATATCGAAGTCGATAAATCGCAACCGGCCACTGAATCCATCCAGCGTTGCGTTTTCTTCGCTGCCCATTTGCGTGATGATCACATGAGGAAAGATTGCATTCTGCGGAGCGCGATTGACATACACTCGGCTGCTGCAAATTGCAGACACCGTCGCTTCCCCCGTCAGAAGTGAAACCAATCCGCTTTTCATAGTCGTTTCTTTGCCAGCCTTGCCGCTTCTTTCTCGATGCCGACCTCGATGTTCGTTTTCAGAATTGCCGCGATTTCGCCCCTTGCTGCCCCGACGACCTCACTCACTCCTATGGCCTGTTTTGGCATTCGCCCGGTTCGTTTACCAGTCTTCGTGCGTCGCTCACCGGTTCCGACGAACCACCAATGCACGTTCCTTGCTCCGATTCCTACGCCCTTTTTACCGGATCGATCTTTTCGGCTTGTCTCTCGCTTTCTGCTAACGCCTGCCCCAACCTTATTCCCAGCGAAACCGCCGTTGTGCTTTGTTTTAATCGACCGCGATTTGATTGCCTTCCTGATCTCCTTGTAGCGGCTTGGAATGGTCGCCTTGACCTTCTTGACAGCCAGCCTCCCAGCTTTCCCGAGTGCCGGTCTTGCGATCCTGTTAGCCATTCCTTTTTTAAGCTCACGAAACACCCGGTCAAGATCGTCGAACCCCGACACTGCGGACATCACACCTTTCTCCGAGTCAGGATCTGGATTTCCTCGTGATCCATATTCACATCGATCACCGCTAAGATCTCGTAAATGTTGCCCTCAAAAATCACTCGCATGTCAGGAGTCACGCTCTGCAATGTTTTGCTCCACGGTGCCGTCCATGCCTGATCCGTGTCCGCGTTGACCTGTTGAACTTTCCAGAACTCTCGACCGCCTTTGGAAACGCAGGAGCACCACTCTGTGCAATACGTGCCCCAATTTGCATCCGTCGTCTGATCAACCTGTCCATGAGCGTCAGCCGTTTGGCCGATTAGCTTTTGAACGGTGATCTTTTTGTCTCGTGGCTTGCCGCAATCCATCACACGCAAACCCTCTGATACTCGGTCCACTTCAATTCCGAAATCAACCGCTTGAATTTGTCGGACATGCCATCGCACCCGCACCGTACCGACCGGATGTATTCCACGATTGCCAATTTCGCAGCCGCTGGAACTGCCGTTGCTGCTCCGTATCCGGCTGTAAACGTGATGATCACCTTGTTTGGCCGATACAGTTCCGTCACCGGCCAGTGCTGTGACTGCTTCAACGCTATCTTCGGTGGTGTCGTCGTCAGGTCTTCGTAATAACTCGTTGATGTCACAGTCTGCAGAGTGTCGTCTTGGTCGTAATACTTGACGTGTGTGATTGCCGAGATCGGAGCCAGCCTGATTTCGATGTCCCCAAACTGCCCGGGAAAGTCCTCCAAATAGAGTTCAACAGTCTGCGTTATCAATCGCCGATTCGTTTCTGTCTCCACTGCCAGCCGTGCGGCTTTCAATTGATCCTGCAACTCGCTGTCGAAATCGCAAACGCCTATTCGGAGTCGTGTTTTAAGCTCGTCGAGCGTGAGCGGTTCGGTTGTTGGCCCCGAGGTTGTTTTGAAGGTCGTTTTGCCTGGGTACATTTCGCATCCTCGTTTTCATGATCGTCTGCCCAGCGAGCAACGCCACGCCGAACCAGTTCAATTGCAGCTCCGCGACCGATTACCGTGTTGACGAATCCGACTGGGAACCCGTTCCACGGTTTGAGTAAAACAATCACTGCCCGTTTTCCTTTCGCCACTCGTGAACGTAAATGTGCTTGCCCTGCATTTGCTCATCAAACACTGCAACGGTTTCTTCGAGATGGCCGATCGAAACTGACGGAGCCACGTAAATGTTTTTGCCTGCCAGTCTCCACTGATGCCAAAACCAGATATCATCATCCAGCCTGTCGTCGTTCCAATCGCCTGTGTCGGATGGCTGTGATTTGAACCAAGGCTTTTCAACGTCTTTCAATGCAGACACACGAATAAGAGTTAACCCGAAATGTGCTGTTGTGACCCGGAACGGTTTGCCATCAATCTGAACGTGCTCGTCTTGAATTCCGCTGCCGGTCGTAAGCAGCGGATACTTTGAACCGCGTCGACACTGCAAGGCCGCCATCGCGTCGATGTGTGGGTTTGAATTGAAGATCGCAAACATCTGTGAAACGTGTTTGTCAGTAAACAGCGAATCCGAATCGAGTGACAAAATCCAGTCGATGTCCGTATCGACAGCATCCTGAAACATTCGCTGCATACATTGGCCCCAGAAAACGCCCTGCGTCGTCGTGAGGTTGATTTTGTGCGGCTTCAATGCCTGTTCAATAACCGTTCTGGCTGCAACCGCTTCGTATCGCGGAAGCGTCAGGTATGCTCCAACCTTAACCGTGTTAACCTTTTGTTCTGCGACCGCACCCTTGACGCCTTCAAGATTCAATGAACATGGATGTGCCGCTGTGTCCGTGTTTGGTGATTCCCATCGTCGCACATTGGTTAGCCCAAAGTGTTCCATGTGGGCTTTCAATCGTGTTTCATTCCACGCCGAGCGGTGGATGTCGTTTTCATCCGTCTGCCCACCCATCACGATAAACGGCCATTCGTCTGGATCTGCTTTCGCTGCTGCTTCTAAGTCAGGAACGGCCAACCGAATTCGACCGCCAGGCTTCAAAACTCTGGTCCACTCCTGCAGAGCTTTCTGAGCGTCCGCGAAAGTGAAATGTTCGAGGATGTGACTGGCTCGGATCTCGTCAACCGAGCTATCGGGATAGCTCAGCGGAAACGCCTCGCTGCCCAGCTTTCGGTCGATGGGAGTGAATCCCGGAATGACTGTTGTGCCTGCTCCAATGTTTAGTTTAAGCATGAGTCTTTGACAAAAAGAGCGTTACAAAACGTCGAGGCCACGAGCGTGTACCCCTTCTGAATTCCAAGCGACTGGATCGCTACAAGTCCGGCCTGTGCAGGGTATGGTTGACCTCTTTTGGGAATTGACGATGACGCTCCATGTGTGCTGATTTCGACAAGCATGATTCTCGGCTGCACGTCTTGCAGGTCGTGCCACATCCAGTAATCCTGCCCATCAATGTCGATGATCCCAAGGTCCGCTTCCGTGTGGATATCTGTTTCGCGAAGCAAAGAATCGAGATCACTGCAAAGCCGATGGATACAAGTTGACTCGTTTCCATAGTCCGCCTGCAGTTTGTCAAACAGCTTTTCATTGCCCTCGATCAGCACAGAAAACCACCCCTGTTCCCTCAGGAGTAAAGTGTTGGAGAAAAACCGCCCGTCAGCCGCTCCGATTTCGAAGCAGTGACGGTTGGTTTCTCCGATTCGTTGCAAACAGGCTGCAATCAATCCGTCCTCGCCAAATTGCGTGTAGACGTTGTGAGCTTTCCCCTGCAGCCAAGGAACGTGAGCCACGTAATTGATCGAGCCGTATTGCGACATTAAGCGAACACTACCGTGTCGGCGACGCTGCTTGTTCCGTTTGGTGCGTTTTCTAAATCACTCAGCGTTGCCACAGCGGCAAACGTGACGTTGTCGTTCGTTGCCGTTGCTGTAGTCACGGCCAACCGCAGATAACGCTTTTTGCCGCGAAGGTCGACCCCGTAAAGAACCTCCCGAGCTGCGGTGAGGTCGATAGCCGTCTGAGTATCCATTGTCGCGAAGTTCGACACGACTGTGTCATCGGACTGTGACAGAACCAGCGTTGGCCCAACTGCGTTTGTGTTGAGTTCTGAGGCAAACGCTACGCGAATAGTGGCGTAATTCGCACCCTTCGTGTCGAGGTTTGCGGTCGTCGTTGCGCTGCTCGTTTGTGCCTTCGGGGCAATCAGCAGCGAATCGTTTACTAATCGTTCTCGGATCATATTGAGCATCTCCTTAGAGATTGATTTCAGAAAAGGCCCGCCGATCACATGACCAGCGGGCAAATCAGGCTACAGCCTGTCGATTAGCTGCCAGCCATTTCCAGACCGACAATCGGGCCTGCTGTGGAGTTGCTACCGTAGTCATGTACCACAACGTCAAATCGTTCCGTGCCTCGCACGCCGATCTGATCGCGTTCCCACATTGATTCTCCGCCGACAGTCGCTTCGCTGCTGAATGCGATGGTTTCGGAACCTGTGCGGCTTCCAAACATTGCACCCTGCGCGAAGTTGCCAAACAGCACGGGGATCTGGCTGTTTGCCGTTGTTGATGGGAATTTCTGGCTGATGCGAACCGGATACCCGAGGAACATCATCACAGTCGTTCCGTTGATGATTTCTGTCGATGTTACGCCGCCCGCCGCCAAGGCCAGACGCTGCATGACTGTGTGGGCGAACGTCTTGTGGCACACCCACGCCGTGCCGGGTCCGTCCGCGTATTGCGGCAGAGCACCAACAACCTCTTGGAAGTTGGCAAGCGTCAATTCGGAATAGGCATTGCCTGCGCCGAGAATCAGGCCCGGAGCTGTGCCAGCGGTCAGTTCGTCCATTCGAGTGCGAACGCCGACCATTCCGCCGTAAGTTGATGTGCCGTCACCGTTGAACGCACAATCATCCTCTTTAGAGGCAAATGCGTAGGCGATTTCTCGAACAAGCTTGTCACCAAAACTGATCGCGGCGTCGGCGTTCAGTTCGTTTGACAGGCGAGAAATCGCGGTCAGCTTTTTGGCGACCAGCGTCACGTCATCGAATGACATGGTTGACTCAGTTGCTGCTGCATTTTCAGCCGTAAAGTAGGCTGTCAGGCCGGACAACTGGCGAGGTTCCGTCTTTGTGTCGCTGGACATTGGCACGTTGTTAAACAACTGGCGAGCCACGCCGAAATCTTCGCGGAGCAGAATCAGGTCAGTGCCAAATTCTGTCGGCACGAAGATGTGAGCCCCGGTCGTATCAGATCCGCCTTCACCGTGAGCCGCGTTGAAAATCAGCCCTTCATCGAGGCAGAAGTTCACGGCCTGCTGTGAGTAGAACCGATGTGGCATGCTCTGGGAAATAGTGGCCAGTGCCCACATGCCGAAGCGGTATGCTCGAACCTGTGGCGATTCCATATCCTCAAGTTGCTTGAAGTTCTGGACTCGCTGAAACTTGACGTTTTTGGGCAGTTTTGCAGGACCGTTGCCAGCGTGCGGAACATGCGGAGCCAGTGTGCCACGATTCAGCAGGGAACGAATGCGGGGATCGTCCGGCTTGTTTTTGGCGTTCGCCAGTTTGTTGCGAAGTTCGTCCTGTTCTGCTGACTTCTTGGCCAAAGCTTCGATCTCATTGCCGATCGTGTCGGCTTCGTCCATCGCGGCCTTTACCTTGCCAGCGTCTTCATCGCTCATCATCTGATCGCCAGCGGCGTCGATGATCTTCTGAGCGTCATCCAGCAGGGCTTGTCGCTTTGCCTGCAATTCTTTCAGTTTATTCATTGTTGGTCCCTTATTTTTGCCAGGACCAACGCAAAAGGCGTCAGCCGCTGGCGTTGTTCGATGATTCGAAAAACGCTAACGACTGACGCCTGTGATCTTTCACTTGCTCAATCTTGCCGTCAACTCATTCCTCTTGGAACCTGTTGACTGGTGGTGAAACTGTAAGCACCTTACCTTCGATTTGTCAACGCTGATTTTGCAATTCGATAATTCAGCATTGACTGCAGTTTGCTCGCGTCGTTCTTCGCTGCTGACTTTTTGCTACCGCCGGCCGTGACGATCTCATCAATGAAACCCATGTCTAACGCCTGCTGAGCGTTGTACTTTGTACCGTCGCCATTGGCCCCGAACAAAGCCTTCTGCATTTCCTTCACGCTCTTGCCGGTCTTGGCTGCGTAAGTTTCAGCAGCGGCCGCGTTGAAGTTCTCCAGCCAGTCGAGCGTTTCTTTGATTTCCGCGATGTGCCCGTAGGCGAAGCCGATTCCCTCGTGGATCTGATACGTGGCATTCGCGTACATCTTTACCGTGTCGGCTCCGATCGCTGCCAAGCTTGCTGCTGATGCTGCAACACTCTCGATGATCGCCGTTGTTGGGCCTGCATGGTCTGCAATTGCGTTGTGAATTGCCAACCCATCATAAGCCAACCCGCCAAATGAGTTGATTCGCATGGTTGCCGGACGCTTGCGATCACGCGCAAGGATGCGAGCGATTGAGCCTGCGTCGGACTCCGTGTATTCATCGCCAACAACGCCGTACAGAAAGATTTCCAGATCCTCTCCAGAATCGGCGTAGAAAACGCGGAAATTCTCGTCTTTCACCGCGTTTTCGATGCGTTTTGGCAGCGAAAGTGTGATTTTTTGCTTCATTTTTGCACCGCTTTCATCAGGTTTTCGACCAAAGATTCCGCCCGTGAATCCCACGATGCGACCACGTCAGCAACATTGCTTTTCAGTGAACTGGTTGATGATACGCTGTGAACATCCAGCAGCAGCCGTTTCGACTCTTCAGCATGTGAAATAATCGCCAGTCGTGCCTGTGAATCAGTCAATGCCGGAACAGTCTTGTCGGTCCACGTTGCATAGAACTCTGTGATTGCGTCAGGATAGCTCGCGGCCTGAATGCCAGCCCGCTGGACGACGCGATCCTTCTCCAGTTTTATCGCATCTGTAACGCTCGTTGTGATCATAGCACGCAACACGTTTTCCATTGGATCTGGTGAGTCTTTTGTGTCCGTTTCCTCTGGCGTTTCCTTCATTGGTTTTTCTTCCTGCTCAACTGGCTCCGGCTCCTCACCAGCCACGATCCAGTTGGCCGGATGATAAAACACGTCGCCCTCCTCACCGATTGACGGCATATTAAGCCTTGCTCGCCCTTCGTTTCTGGTCATTACGCCTGATTCAATCTGGCGATAGATCCCGTTGACCTTCGCCTCAAATGTCATTTGAACCAAAGCTTCACGATTGAACTCCATAACGTGGCTGTCGCGTTCCTTTTCCTTGTCGCTCAGCAGCTTGTCCTCTGCTTCTGCCTCCCACGTCTGCAGCCACGGTTGAAGCGTGTAATCGAGATAGCTTTGCCCCTCTGATTCCAGACTGTTGTGGCTGGTTCTTGTGCTGTCTCCAAGCATGTGAGGAGGCACGCCAGTGATGTTGCTGACCGTTGCCCGGATCTCGTGTTCTCGCGTCTGAAGAAACTGTGCCTGCTCCGGAGCAATGGTCAACTGTTGAAACTTTGTGCCGTCCTGAAGTAAGGCAACCTTGTGAGCATTTGTCAGCCCGGTCTGCATCGAGTTCCAAGCTTGCATTGTGTTCCGGATCTTTTCTTCGTTAAACGATCCCGGAATCATGAGCAGACCGCTCATATTGCTGCCTTGAGCGAAGAATCGGCCACCGAACTGCTGTGCCGCCATTCCGACGCCCAATGCGTCCTTCATAAGTTCTAGCAGCGGCCAGCCCGATATCGTGTCACCACCAAATCCGCGAACGTGAAACACGTCTTCGCCACGAATCTTGATCTGCTCCGTGCCAATGTAGGTGATGTACCAAAGCTGATCACCAACAAGCCGAATCATCGTTTGTTGGCTGTCCAGCATAATCAACGCATCTGGCCGCCCGTTGACTCTGTCAATCGCAGCAAATGAATTGCCGTGCAGGATTGCAATTGCTGTCATTGCCCGCCGAAACGTGTAGGCGTGCACCCAGCGGTTCGCCTTTTTCTCCATGAGAAACTGTGCTGGATGCCGCATGTCGACCTTCTTGCCGCCGTCTCTTTGACGACGAAAGCAGTCGAATGGCAATCCAGCGACGCTGGAACTAATCAGGTTGATGGCTCGCCAAAGTGGCGGATACCCCAGTGCAGTCTTTGCGTTGACCATCACGCCAGCGGACGACTTGCCACCGCTCGCAAAGCTCATGGGATGCCACAGGTGATCTTCGCTGCGGTTTGAAACCGGCGTTGCATTGATGACGAATTCAGAAACGCCGTATTCCATAAGCACCTCAGAACAAAATGACGCCGGACCCTGCTTTTTTATATGCCGACGATTCGGGGTTCTCCGTGATGTATAAAGCCAACGCCATACCCAAAGCGGTCATGCCGTCAATTTTATCACCAGACTTGCCTTTGTGAAACTTTAGATTTCCATTGCTGTCCTCTAATCCTGCAGCATTTGATGCCATCCACCGCAGTACCTTGTTGCCATCGTGTCGAAATCGTCCGGAGCCCAGCATCGACAAGAGTTGCTTGATCGGCTCGTTGTATGTTGCCGTCCCCTGCACCATTTTAATCAGCACATCATCTGGCAACCCAAGTTCCTTCATTCGTTGCGTTGGACCGGCTGCGTTCCACGGATCGAAACCAATACGACGCAAATCAAACGGAGCAGAAATCTCCATGATACGTTCTGCAACACGCATCACGTCGACTTCGTTGCCCTCCGTCACCTCGATATAGCCCGCATCCGCAAACGACCGAATCACTCGTTGATCCTGTGCAGCTCGCTTGCTGATGTTCTCCTCCGGAATCCAAAAGTAGGGAAATATGTCGACGCCATCAGACCGAGGAAATAACAATACAAATGCTGTCACATCTCGCGTCGATGACAAATCGAGCCCCGCGAAACATACTCTTCCATCGAAATCTCTCACATCCAAATCACGCTGACATTTGTCCCACTGTTGCATCGGAATCAGTCTGCTTTCTTGCTCTGTCCACTGA